TGGGTTCCAGATACTCAAATAATCAATGGAGGAGATAGTAAAAACGGTGGAGGAGTTGTTGATTTTATTAACTTGCTTACTGCTAAAACATTAAGTGATCTTAATCTAGATATGACTATGAAAGGTAAATAATATGTTTTTTCTTTGGACGATTATTCAATTTTGTGGATTGATTATTTTGTCTTTAATTATAATAACTCAAATAGCATTACCTCCTTTTATAGATCTTCCTTATTTCTGGTTGTTTAGAAAATCAGAAAAGGAATTATTAAAGGCACATGATCAATTATTAACAAGTAAAATAGATAAAGAAACAAGAGAAACAAAAAAACAAACATCTAAAATTGACAGAAAAATATAGAAAAAATGATTAAATCACTGATGATAAAAAATTTTGAATCACATAAAGATACTCATCTGGAATTTGATCCTGGTGTCAATACCATAGTAGGAGAAAATGATACAGGGAAAAGTGCAATCATAAGAGCTTTGAGACTGATAATTAATAATGATCCCTCTGGTTTAAATTATCTACCTACATGGAATAAGAAAGCCATCACAGAGAATACCCTAGAGACCTTTGAGGGAGATATAATTACTAGGATGAGGTCTAAATCGATTAATAATTATTTCTTCAATGAGGAGTCTCTGAAGGCTTTTGGTGTGGGTGTTCCAGATGAGATCATTAAAGCTTTAAATATGGATGAAATCAATGTTCAATCTCAAAAAGAACCTGATTTTCTTTTCTCTAGCACTTCAGGTCAGATAGCAAAATATCTGAATAAAATAGTTAATCTGGAAGTCATTGATGATATTTACAATAAACTTGAATCCAAAAGACGAGCAGCCAATACAGATTTAGTACATCATCAAGAACAATTAGAAAAACAAAATAAAGAACTAGAGAAATATGCTAAGTTAGACCAGATAGAAAAGAAAATAGAAAGAATTGAATCATTAGAGATTAACTATCATCTGTATCAAGAAAAAATAAAACAAGTAGAATCTTCTCTATTTCTAATTGACCAAGAAAACCAAAGCATTAGAAAATTGAATTTATTTATTTGTTATGAATCCAAAATCTTAGAATTATTGAGTCTAAATTCTAAAGGGATGGAATTGGGATCAAAATTAGATAAAATAATTGGTCTTTTTTCTGATATAGAGTTAATTAAAGAACAGAATAAACAAATAAATATTATAATCAAAGAAGAGAACAAAGTTAAAAATCTTTTATTGTTGTGTTCTAACCAAGTTGAATTAGAGAAAAAGATTAAGAAAATAACTGATCTTAAAAGTGAAATAGCTTATAGAAATAAAGAATGTGTTCAATGTAGAAAGATTATGCGACAAGAAAGGAAAGTCAATACTTATCTTGAACTATGTCAAACACTAAAAGAAACTGAATCAATATATGATAAATTACAAAGTCTTAAAATAAAAATAGAAGAAGAAAAAGAACAATTAAAAATAGCTGAGAGGAATATCAAAAAATATCAGGATAAATTTGACAAGATAAAACCTGATAATTGTCCTCTTTGTAATGGAACAGGGAAATTATGATAGATAAATTAAAACGAATTAAATCTCTTACTGACTCTATTCTAAAAGATATAGAAAATGTACCAGAGAAAGCTGCTATTAGTAATTTATTAAAAGCCTTACAACTAATTGAAGATTATTATAAGTCTTGGTGTAGAGAACATGATGATGATACAGGAGATGCACCTGGAACTACTTATAAAAATGGTACATTTATAGAATTTTATATTGAATCTGATTGGTGGCATGATGTAAGTAAAGAATTAAGAAAGTGGAAAATAAATGAATAATCCAACAGCGATTTTAGTAGGGGACATTCACTTGAGGGACACAACTCCTATCTGTAGAACTGATGATTTTTTTCAAGCTCAAGCGGATAAAATTAAATATCTCTGTGAAATTAAAGAAAAATATAATGTCTCTTTAATTTTAGATTCAGGCGACATGTTTCATAAGTGGTCAAGTTCTCCTTTTCTAGAATCATTTGCTTTATTAAATCTTCCGAATAATATTATTACTGTACCAGGGAACCATGAGCTTCCTACACATAGTCTCAATCTATTAAATAAGTCTAGTCTAGCTGTTTTGGATGCTGCTAAAAAGATAAGGATTTTACAAGGACAGTTAAAAGTGAGAGATGATATCATTGTAACTGGAATACCTTATGGTGAGAATATAGAAGAAAGTGTAAAAAATATCAAAAGAATAAAAGGAATAATTCAAGTAGCTCTGATTCATATCTATGTAGACAAAGTAGATGCTCCTTGGTTTGATAATAGTGCTATAAATGCGGATAAATTACTAGATAAACTTCCTCAATTCGATCTCATTTTAACAGGACACAATCATCAAGGCTTTTCTTATAGACGAGGGAATCAGGTATTAGTAAATCCTGGAGCCATGATGAGATCCAGTACACAACAGAAAAATTATAATCCTACATTTTATCTATGGGATGCTGAAACTAATGAAATAGAAGTTATGTATTATCCTATAGCAAACAATGTAATTTCTATAGAACATGTTGAGAGAGGTAAAAAAAGAACTGAAAGGATCAATGCATTTGTTGAGAGTCTTAATGATGATTATGATATTGAATTATCCTTTGAAAAAAATCTAGATAAATATTTTGAGAGTAATAAAACCAGGAAACCAGTAGAAAATTTAATTAGAGAGTGTATGGTTTAAAAGGAGTTTAAGAAGTTGAGACCATTTTATCATAAAGTACATCTGATGCCCGAATGTTGTGGAAATTGCATCTTTAATGAATATGAAGAATGTGTTCAAACAAATGAAATAACTAGGTTCGATTATAGATGTGATTTTTATAAACCTACAAATGACTATAAAGAATTTAATGAAACTATAGAAAAAAGGAATAAAAAATGGAAATAGAAAAGGAATTATTAGAATATAAAGATAAGATCGAAAAAGCCAAACAGAAAAAAGCTGTCAGTCAAGGAAAGATTCAGCATATGGAAGAAGAGATCAAAACACTCTTAGATTGTTCTTCTCTAGACACTGCTAAAGATAAATTAATAGAGATGCAGGAAGAGATAAACAAAATAAGAGAAGAATTAGAACAAGGAAGGGAAGAGTTAACCAAAATACCAGAATTAAATTAAAAAAATGAAATATACAGATATAGAGTATAAAAAAATAAAAGCAGAAGTAGAAATGGCTTGGTATATTTATTTTGGGAATGAAGAAGAAAAATGGATTCCTAAATTAGATTGTACTTTAGATAAGAATAAGAAAATCATTAGGATGCCTGAATGTTTAGTGAAGGCAAAAGAGCTGTATTAAAATCTAGAAGAAAGGGGTGATGCGATGGAAATTAATACATATCATCCTAGTTAATATACAGAACTAATGTAAATGTTATTAATACGGTTAGAAATTTTTATGTGTGCGATGTTTTATCAAGTTTTAGATAAGTAGCTATTTACTAGGGTATGGCTACTTATTATTTAAATAAAGAGAATAATTAAAAAATGACAGAAATAAGAGATTATCGAAATAAATTAGAGAGACTTAAAGGCCAAAAAGAACAATTACTAGAGAATATTGAAGATACTCAACGATCACTCAATAAAACTAGAAGGGATATTAAAAACACTGAAGATGCTCTATTGATAGTTCAAGCAGTGGCTAAACAAACACAGGAAAAACTCTCTTATCATATCTCAGAACTTGTTTCTTTGGCTTTATCTTCTGTTTATGATAATCCTTATGAATTCAAACTCAAATTTGTTACTCGAAGAAATAAAACTGAAGCGGATGTATTATTTGTGAGAGATAGAAATGAATATATCCCTGGAAAATCTACCGGATATGGACCTTTGGAATTGGCTGCTTTTGCGCTTAGAGTCGCTCTTTGGAATATTATTAGACCTAGAGTCAGAAATGTTATGATCTTAGATGAACCTTTTAGTTCTGTAGATGTTAGAGCTCAAGAGAAAATATCAGATTTTTTAAAAGTGGTATCAAAGAAATTAAATATTCAAATTATAATGGTTTCTCATAGTAATAGAATAATAAAAAGTAGTGATAAAATATATGAAACTAAATTAATAGATGGGATTACAGAACTAGTAGAAAAATAATTGAATGAAAAGAATTATTGTTCTGGGGGGAACTGGTCTTTTAGGAACTCCATTAGTAAAAAAATTAAAAGATATCAAAGATAATGTATATTCTATAGGTAATTTAAGTAAAGCAGATTTTCAAATAGATTTACTTGATACTTTTGATACATTCAAATTTCTTACTGTGTTAAAACCTGCTTTAATTATTAATCTTGTAGCTTTAACTAATGTAGATAAAAATGAAGCAAATATACAAAAAGCTTATTTAATAAACATCAAAACAATTGAAAATGTAGTAAATTGGATAATCAAAGAAAGTGTTCATAGTCATTTAATACATATTTCAACGGATCAAGTATATGATAATTTGGGGTATTCTAAAGAAAATGAGATTAATTTAACAAATATATATGCTCTTACTAAATATATGTCTGAATCGGTAGTAAAACAAGTACAGGCAACTGTATTAAGAACTAATTTTTTTGGGAAGAGTCAAACAAAAGACAGAATTAGTCTTAGTGATTGGTTAGTAGATGCTTTTAAAAATAGAAGAAAAATAGACCTGTTTACTGATATTTATTTCAATCCATTACACTTTAGTACTTTAATTGAAATGATTATTAAAATAATAGATGCACCTGTTGGGGGGGTTTTTAATTTAGGTAGTAGAGATGGTTTAAATAAAATGGAATTTGCTCGATATTTAGCAAAAACATTAAATTTAGATGATTCAAATGCTTCAAATTCACTTTCATCAGAATATGGCTTTAAGGCTTGTAGACCTAAAAATATGTTAATGAATATTACTAATTTTGAACAAGTTTTTTATATAAAATTACCAACTTTAAAAGAAGAGATAGAGAGATTGAAAAATGATTATAGATAATAAAACAATAGACAAAGATAATCCTGTATATTTTATAGCTGATATCGGAGCTAATCATAATGGAGATTTGGAAAAAGCCAAAGATTTGATTCATCTAGCTGCTGGATCTGGAGCAAATGCAGTTAAGTTTCAACATTTCCAAGCTGATACCATTGTTAGTGATTACGGCTTTAAACAAATAGGAAAACAAGGACATCAAGTTCAATGGAAAACCTCTGTCTATGAAGCTTATAAAAATGCTTCGATAGATTTAGAATGGACAGAAACATTGAAAAAGACATGTGATTCAACAGGGATTACTTTTATGACTTCCCCTTATTCCTTTGATTTGGTAGATGTTGTTGATTCTTATGTTTCTGCCTATAAGATCGGTTCTGGTGACATTACTTATATTGATCTCATTGAATATATTGCTAAAAAGAAAAAACCAATATTTCTTTCTACCGGAGCTTCTACTATGGGAGAGGTAAATGAAGCTATATATCATATTTTATTGCATTTAAATAATTATAATTTAGTTTTGATGCAATGTAATACTAACTACACTATAAAATGGAAAAATTTTAGACATATAAATCTAAATGTGCTTCAATCCTATGTCTCTCTATATCCTCATTTAATATTAGGCTTGAGTGATCACTGTCCTGGTTATAGTAATGTCCTAGGAGCTGTGACTTTAGGAGCTAAGGTTATAGAAAAACATTTTACAGATAATAACAAGCAAAAAGGCCCTGATCATAAATTTGCTTTAACTTCTAATATGTGGACAGAAATGGTGATTAGAACTAGAGAATTAGAAAATGCTTTGGGGGATGGGTTTAAAAGGGTTGAAGCAAATGAAAAAGAAACAAGAATATTACAAAGAAGATGTCTTAGAGTCAACAAAGACATACCTAAAAATATTATCTTAAAGTCTGAAGATATCGATATTCTAAGACCTTGCCCTATAGATGCAATTGAACCCTATAGAATTAAAGAAGTCTTAGGAAAAAAAGTTCTTCATGGTTTAAAAAAAGGAGAATATATTAAATGGTATGATTTAAAAGAGGAGAAATAAGAAATGACAATAGTTGATTTTGCTTTAGCTACATTTATTTTTTTAGGGATTAATTATTTTTTATTATGGAGTTGTTTGAAGGATTTTTAAGTTAATTATGAAAGATATCATTGAGAATTGTTTTACTTGCAAAAATCGTATATCTAAAACTTATAATACTATTAGATGTAAAATATGGACTGAGAAACTAAGAAATTGGTTGATCCTTGATAATCCTGAAAAACATGATCCTATGAATTTAGTAGGAAGACTATATCATGAAATAAAATGTTAATATTATGATAAAGAGGAGAATTTATGATTGTAAAAGTACAGATAAGTAAATATACAACAGGTGATACTCCTCAAATGCTTATCTATAACAAGGATCACAGTGTTATGCATCAAGATAACGCCACCAAAAAAATTATCAAAATGGTAGGTAAAGAAAAGAAACGATTTTTCTATTGCACAGTAAACAAAAAAGGAGTTATTAACCTTGAAAATATAGCTCCTTGGCAAAATTGGTAAAAATAAAAATGACTAGAAAAAAACCAGAATCTTTAACAATGGCAGTCATCCAAGCTCGCTATGAATCAACTAGACTTCCAGGTAAAGTTTTACTGCCAATACTCAATAAACCTGTTCTTGAATGGATGTTGGAAAGAGTCTCCAAGGCTAAAACAGTTGATCACATTTGCATTACTGTTCCATATTCATCCAAAAGCAAGTACATTATAGATATCTGGAGAGATCGAAAATGGTCTAAATATTGTACAATCAGTTATGGGAATGCTGAGATGAATGATGTAATAGGTAGAGTGTTGGACGTCGTGGAAAAAAATGCAGGAGGAACAAGAATTCCTGATATTATCGTAGATTTAACAGGAGATTGTCCTTGTGTTGATCCAAGGCACATAGATTATTTAGTAAATAGATTTAAAGAAGATGAATTAGACTACATTTCCAACAGTGAAATAGGCAAAATAATTCCCAGAACTTGGCCCAATGGAACAGATGTTCGAGCAGTCCGCTATCGAAGTTTGAAAGATGTTTACGACAAAATAGATAATCCAGTTCATAAATCACATGTCTCTTGGAATTTAACTATGTTCCCTGAGAGATACAAAATAGATTTTTGGGAACCTCCAGAGGATATAGCATTTCCTGAACTCCAAATAACATTAGACACCCCTGAAGATTATATATTTTTAACTGAGGTATTTAAAACATTTGGAAAGCAAGAATGTTTTAGTGTAGATGATGTAATAAGATATTATCGAAGAAATCCTCATTTGATTACCAATAAAAAAGTAAAAAGAAAAATACCAGGAGAAGGGTGATGAGAAGTTTAAAAAATATTATTACTTTAATGTTATATGAAATCCCATTAGAAGAGGAGATTTTAAGATATGAACTTGAAGAAATAAAGTCCAGTTTATTATTTACTGCTCCTGAAATGATGACTTTTAGATGGAACCAATGTGCTGCTATATTGAATGAAAATATTCAAAGAACAGATATGGATTGGGAAAAAGAAATACAGAGAATATTTGCAGGAAAACCAAAATATAAAGAAGTAAAACCATTAATGTAGAAAGGATATGTTATGAAAAATATTATATGAACTAGGAAAAATAGAATTAGAAAGACAATTATTCAATCAAACAAATAAAAACAAAATCACATAACAATTAGATCCACACTGACCAGAACTCAGTTATCAGTTGATTCGATATACTGATTTATTGAAGCCGTTTTGCCAGGTGATCATGGTCGTTATGTGAGGATTGAATGAAAGATATCAATTTTGATACATTTATAAAAATTATAAAGGAAAACATAAAAGTGCATATTACCTTGCTCATTGTAAGTGGATTTATCATCTTTATCCAAGATGAAACTATCAAAGGAATCATAGGAATACAAATTCCAGTATATATAAAACTATTTTTTCTAATTGTTTTTCTTATAGCATTTGTTGTATTTGTCTTAGATATTATTGAATGTTTATTCAATAGAAACAAAGAAGAGAAGAAGCAAGCTATAAAAAAATTGAAAGAAATATTCCAAAATCCTAACTTAGGCAAAGAAATTGATCTGTTGTACGATTGGGATAGAATCTGTCAAGAAGAAGCACATAATGAATATAAAAAACAATTACAACTCCCTATAAAAGAACGTTCTGAGAAATTTAACAGAACACATGAAACACGACAAAATTTCTCAAGATTTTTTGATCAAGCATATAAATATTATATAAAGAAGCTAATATGTAAACAACAACTAAAAAAGATAATAGCTGTGAGTCATGTAAGAGCTTTACTAGATGTAGTAGAGCCTTTGGAAAAACAAATTAGTGAAAATTATGATAAAAAACCATTTGATCATTTTAGAGATTTGTATGATAAAGAATTAAACAAATAAAAACAAAATCACATAACAATTAGATCCACCTGACCAAAACTCAGTTATCTGGTGATTTGATATACTGATTTATTGAAGTCGTTTTGCCAGGTGATCATGGTCGTTATGTTTAAGGAATTTAAAGACATTAAAACTATGATAATGAATTGCTGTGTGAGGAAAGGATGAAAATAATAAACAATATACTAATTGGAATTGTTTCTAGTTTGTTTGTCTTTCTAATTAGTATTGTTTGGAAATCAAATATGAATATAGAACTGAGAATACTAATTTGCTCATGGGCATTTTTTATTGCTTATTTTATATGTGATTGTTTCAAAGTTTGGAAGAATTACAAAGAACGGGCATATATAAAATTAAAGCAGAAATCTGAAGAGATAAAAATAACAGAAAAATTTACAAAAGTATGTCAATGGAGAAGGGAGCACCCAAATAAAGGTGAATATATAGAGCAACTTAAAAACATAAATAAGCACCCAGAATTCCTATCTATACATAATGATAGATATAACATTACAAAACACTACCAAGACATACAAGAATGCCTTGATAAGGGTGCCATTACATCTAATGAATTTATATCACTTATACCGAAAAATAGAGCTAAAATATTATTGAATATAATTGAGCCAATAGAAAAAGAAATGGATGATCTACCTAATTCAGATTATAATGATTCAGTATTTAGAACGATTGAAAAATATATAAAGATTTAAAAACAAAATCACATAACAATTAGATCCACCTGACTGGAACTCAACTGATTTTTGGTTAGATTAGTTACTGGTAATAATCGTTCCAGCAGGTGATCATGGGTGTTATGTGAGGAAAGGAATGATAAGAACAACAGACATGAAAAAAGCAATACTTAGTGCTGGAATTACATTAATAATAGCAGCACTGATGCAAAAGTATATAGAACAATATTCTAATATTGTATTATTTGGAGCAATTTTAATATTAACAATAACTATACTTGGAGTTATTTATGATAATGTTTGGGGGATATTTAGTGATATTGAAACAAAGAAATCTGAATTATTTAAAGCTTATGAAAATCTAACAAAACATTTAAATGATGCTCTACAAAGATATCAAGTGTTTTCTGATAAGCAAATCAAAACAGACAACAAAAAATACACTGAAGAAGGTGTATTAGAAAAAATAAATGAAATTAGGAAGGCCATAAATAATTTTCTTCCCATAGCTAAAAAGCAAACTAGAAATTTACTGACAAATGAAGGTACAGAATGGTTAAATGATATAAACACTTTCGTTACTTATGCTCGTATATTTCAAAGAAAATTGATTGAAAGTATGATTAAAGACAAAATTTAAAATAAGAATGATATAATATAAATAATTAAAGAAGTTATTATTAATCTTTTAATTAAAGAAAGGATATTCTAATGAAAAAAATAGTTAGTATTATTATATTTTTATTTATCTTTATGTCCTCAGTTACAAAAGTTTATGCAATAAAATCAGTAACAACTGATGATTGTGTAGCTTGTCTAACTGAAGAATGGTTGGAAGATATAATGAGTGCAGTTTCTGCTAAAGACATGAAAAGTATTACTGCTTATGTAAAAAGTGGTAAATGTATAAAATTAAAAGAAGGAATAGAAGTAACAATTACAAAATGGCCTGGAATGTTTGGAAGCACACAACAAATCATGTTTGAAGGTACTAAATTATGGGTAAATAGAGAAGGCACTACTGAAATTAGAGAATAAATTAAATATATAAAAAGTATTTGAGGGCAGAACTGAATGTCCTACCCTCAAAATTAAAGAAGCCAGATAATGATGATTAATACAGCAACCATAAATAAACTGACTTCTAAACTGAGATTAAATTTAAACATTTAGTATGTCCTTATTTAAACTCAGGCCGGCCTGAGTGTTTCAAACATTCAGGTCATGTATATTTATTGAGCCCTAGCTGGCTCTATCCTTTAAAGTTTGATCAGGCTTTAAAGGAGTTCGAGAGTTTTCTTGAGATTAGCTAACTGACTCTCTCAATTAGCTTCTCAAAGATTGCTCCCATTAGCCCAGTTCAACATACTGGACACAGGCTTTGTTGATAGCCTAAGCCAGATACTTATACTAATTTATAAGTATCTGGTCTAATTAAAATATAACATGAAGAGATAATAAGTACAAATAAAATAAAATAATTTATACAGTAAAAAGGAAAATATTGATATGGATGAAGAAAGACTACTAGCAAGAGGAAGTTTTGAAGAATATAAAGATCAACTCTCAAGTATACACATACAAATAAGAACATTATTACAAGATGTACATAGAAAAACTCCTATTATAAATATTCCTAGAAAATTAATTGTAGATGTCTCTGATATAGATATTAAAGGAGCAAAAGTATTATTAAATAGTCTAGAGGATTTATTAGAAAAACAAAATAATTTAATCGGCAAATTAAAAATTCTTTCTGATAAATGGAAATTTAACTTAAAGATTGAGTAATAATTTCACATAACAATTAGATCCACCTGACCAAAACTCAGTTATCTGGTGATTTGATATACTGATTTATTAAAGTCGTTTTGCCAGGTGATCATGGTCGTTATGTGTACATTACGACAGTAAACAACAATAGATTTGAGTAAAAAAGGCATAATATGGCTAAAAAGAATCAATCAAAAAGATTGACAAATCAACACAAAGGATCTCAAGGTGTAGTTGGTATTTTTGGAGATAAAGCAAAATTGCATGATATAACAGTTGGAAAGATATCACATCTTGTAATTGAACAACTTACAAAAGAATATCCACAATTATCATTTCAACATAGAACAAGTATCAAAAAGGAGGAAATAAACGAAGCGTTAAAGAAAATTGATCCTGCGTTAGGGCAAACCCTTTTTGTGCCAAACGCAAGTATTATACCTGATGGAGGGATAATAGAAGTAAAAGACGATAATGATAATTGGAGGATAATTTTAGTATCAGAAGCTAAACATCAAGGAAAAGACATTGAAAATATAAAAGCAGGAAAACTTGTGGGAGCAAAAAATAATCAAGACTTGATGGCTGCTGGTAATGCAATAGAGAGATCACATAAAAATATATCCGAAATTGCTAATTTTATGCTATCTGAATTACATTTTCCTTATGTTTTATTTCTTGAAGGCTCAAATTTTTTAACAGAAACTATTACAATTGAAAGACCTGATGGCAGAGTTGTAACACTAGAGTACAATTCAGGGATGTTAAATAGATTAGATAGGTTGACCTCCGCAAATTATGGAATGCCAATTAATACCAATTTATGTAAAAATAAATTTGTTAAGCATAAGGATAAAACAATTATGCTTCAAGCAACTTCAATCTACACACAGGGAAATGGAGAGAGATGGGATGCTGAAAAAATGTTTGAAATTATGATTGAAATATCTAAAACTTCTCTTAAAGCATTGGGGAGTGATTTATTTACTCAGATTACAACCAATAAGTGATTAAACCCTAACGAAGACATAAATAAATAGGTTAATAATGACAAGAAAAGCAACAAATAAATTATTGCAAAAAGCAAAGAAGTCTAAAAGTGATGAGTTTTATACCCAACTTTGTGACATTGAGAGTGAATTGCAGCATTATAAGATACACTTTAGTGACAAAGTTGTTCTTTGTAATTGTGACGATCCTAGAATAAGTAATTTCTTTAAGTATTTTGCTAATAACTTTGAAGACTTAGGTATTAGGAAAATATTAACATCTTGTTATAAAGAACGAGCAGGAGATTTATTTAATTATGGGAATAAAGAAAGTGGGTTTTTCTTTGAATACAAAGGCTTTGAAACAGAGAATTATAATCAATTAGATGTTAATTACTTCAAGGGAAGTGGTGATTTTCGTAGTACAGAAAGCATTGAGTTGTTAAAACAATCTGACATTGTTGTTACAAATCCACCATTCTCATTATTTAGGGAATATGTTGAACAACTTGTCAAATACAATAAAAAGTTTTTAATAATTGGAAATGTAAATGCAATAACATACAAAGAAATATTTAAACTAATTAAAGAAAACAAAGCGTGGTTGGGGATAAATCTCGGTAGAGGTGTTTCTGGTTTTATTGTCCCAGAACATTATGAACTTTATGGAACAGAGGCTCGGATTGATGATTTAGGAAATAGAATAGTCTCTCCTAATAATTGTTTATGGCTAACAAACTTAGATACTTCTAAACGGCACGAGGATATTATCCTCACAAAAAAATATTTTGGAAACGAATATAAATACCCAAAATATGATAATTATGATGGAATTAATGTTAATAAGACAAAAGATATCCCATTTGATTATAAGGGAGCTATGGGTGTTCCAATAACATTCCTGCATAAATTCAACCCTGATCAATTTGAAATAATTAAATTTAGAAAAGGGGATGATGAAAAGGATTTGGCGATCAATGGGAAATGCCCATATTTCAGAATACTTGTAAAAAATAAGAGAATCCAAACAAAATCTATTAGACAGGAAAAGGATAATAGTATTAAGATAAACAGTATAATAAAGAAAAAATTTAGACAATTATCTTTATTTTCTGAATAAAAAACAAAACAATAACAATCACATAACAATTAGATGCACCTGACTGGAACTCGACAACCAGTGATTATATTACTGTTAGTCAGTTCATCGTTCCAGCAGGTGATCATGGTGTTAATAACAAAAAAAGGAGAGAAAAATGATTAATAAAGAAATTCAAACAAATACAGAATTGTGGAAAATCATAAAAGAATCCGAAGTAACAGTAGAATTTATAAAGAAAGATAAAACAAAAAGAGAGATGAAATGTACTTTGGATTTCGACAAGATCCCAAAGAAAGATTATCCCAAAAGTGACATAAAAGAAATTGATACATTAGAAAAAATGAAAGCTAAAAAAATATTAGCTATGTATGATCTGGAGAAACAAGGTTGGAGATCTATTCCTATTGATCGGTTGAATTGGTTAAAATGTAATGATATTCAGTATTTTATAAATATTAAATTTGAAGACTAATACATTAGCTTGTTTTAAATTGTATTTTATTTTTTTGTCTTATATTAAATTAACTTTTTAAAACACTGTAAATAATAAACTTTTTAATAAATTCTTAAATTTAATTATATTTATTTGGTTTGTCTTTTATTAAATTAAATTAAATTGACTTTTTAAAACACTGTAAATAATAAACTTTTTAATAAATTCTTAGATTAAATTAAATTTAATTAATTTGCCTTTTATTAATTTAAATTAAATTAAATTGACTTTTTAACACACTGTAAATAATAAACTTTTTAATAAATTCTTAAATTAATTTATGTTATTTTGGCTTGTGTTTTGTTAAATTAAATTAACTTATATTAACTAACTAAAAAGAGGAGAAAAGAAACATGCAAAAGTATAATGTAAAGATTAAACTTGTTACACCCTATTTACAAGCAAGATTTTCAGATGAAGCAAAGAAGTCCTTAAAAGTAAAGGCAGGAAATAAGGCAAAAATCCAAGATGACGATAGTTGGAAGAGCTTACTTTATAAAGATAAGAAAGAAGGTATTTATATCCCATCTGCCCATTTTAGAGAATGTCTTGTAAATGGTGGTAAGAGTGTTAAGAAAAAACCAGTAGGATCATTTAAAGAGATAGTACAATCATATTTCTTTATTGAACCAGCTAAAATATATATTGGAAAATTAGAACCTGATGAGATAAACGAATCTTATCCTTCAAGAAAAGAGGGAACTAGAGTAAAATTATTACATCCTAAATTTCATGCAGGATTAGAAATTGATTTTATCATAGGAATATTACATGAGGAAGTGATTGATGCAGCTACTATACAATTGATATTACAAACAGCAGGTCGAGAAAAAGGAATTGGGGCTTGGCGTGCTGGAGGACATGGAAGATTTGAAACTATTAAATTTGAAGTTATAAATTAAATTTATTTGAATTACATTGTGTTAAATTATGTTGAATTGAATTAACTTGACTTTTTAAATTATAAAAATAAAGAAACATTAAAAATATAAATATATTAAATTGCTTTGTATTAATTTATGTTGGATTATATTAACCAGTTTTAGTTGGTTTAAATTGGATTTCATTTATTTGTTTTGTGTTGAATTAGATTAACTTTATTAATTATAAAAGAAGAGGGGGGGAAATTAATGGGAATAAAACAATATTCAGTAGCCATTATCGGTTGTGGAAGTATAGGAGCATTGAAACCAGATAAATATGATTCACCAGAGACAGATAATGTTTTAACTTGGGGACATGCCTTCTATAACCATCCACAATTTTCAGAGATAGTCTTTATTGATATCGATAGAACAAAAGCAGAACAAGCAGCTAAAAAATGGGGGGGAACTTCTCATACTCGACTACCATTAACCTTACAAACATTCAAACCAGATATTATAGTAGTTGCTTTAAATACAGAAAAACATTTCCAAACTTTCTTAGATATCACTAAAATAGATAATTACAAACCAAAAGTAGTTATTGCAGAAAAACCTTTCACAAATTCAACATATCAAGCCCAAGTTATCTCTGAATTATATCAAAGATTAGAAATACCTCTAATTGTTAATTATCACCGAAGATTTGTAACCTCTATCTTAGAATTCAAAAATAAGATAGATTATAATTTATGTATTCCTGTCTATAATTGTATCTTATATTATACTAGAGGATTAAAAAGAGATGGTTCTCATGGGATAGATTTAATGAGATTTTTCTTCGGAGATTATTTAGAAGGGAAAATACTAGATACAAAACCTCCTTTAATTGATTATCATGAAACAGACCCTACTTATACAGTTCATATGTCTTTTGAAAAATGTCATAATATTTTTCTTTGTCCTATTGATGGTAGAGAATATGATCTGTTTGAATTTGATATAACAACTAAAGAAGGAAGATTTAAATTTGTAGATCATTCTCAATATTACCAATTTCATGAGAGAATACCAGAACCAACTTATGGAAATTATGATACTTTAAATTTTATTCCCAAAGTTACTCAAAAAACAAAACTAACTTCTACATTATCAAGAGTAGTTCAAACTGCTGTTAATCATATAGAGAAAGGTATAACAAATCCTAGTACATCTAAGAATGCCATAGAAGTACATAGAATAATGGATGATTTACTACTAAAAAGGATAGATAATAAATGAGCATATTAGCAATTAATGGAGGAGAATCTGTTAGAAAGAATTTATTTCCTAATCAAATAAACATAGGAAAGGAAGAAACAGAAGCAGTAAATAAAGTATTAGAATCAAAATCATTATCAGCTTTCAGAGGGACTTGGAGACATGAAGCTCCAGGATTTTGGGGAGGGGAACAAGTTCAAGCTGTGGAAAAAGAATGGTCTGAATATTTTAACACTCAACATAGCATTTCTGTCAACAGTTGTACTAGTGCCTTACAAATAGCTTGTGGAGCAGCAGGGATTGGTCCTGGAGATGAAGTTATTGTTTCCCCTTGGTCGATGTGTTGTTCTGCCACAGCTCCTATGATTTGGAATGGAACACCTATTTTTGCTGATTTAGACCCAGAGAATTTTTGTCTCTCTCCTAAGTCAGTTAAAAATAAAATAACAAAGAGAACCAAAGCCATTATTTATGTAGATCTTTTTGGAACTGTAGGTAGAATACAAGAAATAATGGCCATCGCAAAAGAACATAATTTGATTGTTATAGAAGATGCAGCACAAGCCATAGGATCAAAATATGAAGATCAATGGGCAGGTACTATTGGAGATATAGGTTGTTTCTCTTTTACTCAAGGAAAACATCTAACTTGTGGTGAAGGTGGGATGATAATAACAGACAATCTTGATTTAGCTATGAGATGTAGATTAATTAAAAATCATGCAGAAGCAGTTATTGATGATATGGGAAAAGGAGATATTACAAAATATGCTAAAATCTTGAAATATAACATGCTTGGTTTCAATATGAGAATGACAGAAATACAAGCAGCTATAATTAGAGAACAATTAAAAAAGTTAAAAGGTTTTGTAGAGACTAGACGAGATATTGCTTATTATCTCAATGAAAAATTATCCGAAATACCTCCTATAAAACTTCCAACTTATCCCTATGAATGCACTAATTCCTTTTATGTTCAGCCCTTTATTTGGGACACAAAAAAAGCTGAAGGAGTATCAAGAAATAATTATATTGTTGCTGTATCTGCTGAATTAACAGGTGAAATTGGAAGACCTGATAGAAAAATGCTAACTTGTGGATATGTTGCTCCTCTCTATAGAATGCCATTGTTTCAAAATAAAAGGTTATATAAAAAAACGATTTCTCCTTTTATCCCTGATCTAGAATATGCTGCTTGTAATCATCCTAAAGTAGAGAAACTTTGGAGAGAAGAAATATTTATTAGTTTATTACCAAATTTACCACTAAATAAAACTGACTTAGAAGACATAGTTGAAGCCTTCGTCAAAGTTTGGGAATATAGAGATGAAATATCAGGAAATTAAAACTATTTGAATGTCCCAAGAAAAAATTAAATATCCCAAGTTAGAATTACATAAAGAAATAGAATATTTTAAAATGCTCCCTAATCCAGAAATAAAAGAAAGATTAATCTGTTCTTTTTTATTTCTAGTTGACAGAATAGTTAAAAAATATAAAAAATATTCTCACTATGAAGATGATTTAACTCAAGAAGGAATATTAGGACTCATTCGAGCTGTTGAGAAATATGAAATTGATAAAGGAATCTCTTTCAAATTATATGCTTCTTGGTGGATTGTACTATATATAAAAAGAACTTTAAATAAACAAGTTACATTTATACAAACACCCAAATATGTTACTGATATTGCTGAGTATATCATAAGACACAAAATTGATTATAAAAGTAATAACTTAATAAAATTAGCTAAATCTTTAAATATTAAAATAAGTTTTCTAGAAAAAGCTATTTATTATCTAGAGAACCCGATGATAATTAATTATGATTATACTGAAATAGAAACAACAGATAATTTTGCTATAAAACATGAAAAAAAAGAAGTAAAACAAAAAATCATTTCTAAATTATATTATTTAGATGCAAAGGAAAAAATCGTAGTTAAAATGTTCTTTGGAATAAACCCATATAGAAAACATACATTACAAGAAATTGGAGAAATTTTTCAACGAAGTAATGTAAGAATCCATCAAATAAAAAATGAAGCAATTAAAAAATTAAAGAAGGAAATCAAAGATGATTTTATTTGAACCTATATCACCAAAAGAAGAAGAACTACTTGAAATTGCCAAATGGAGAAATGAATCTCTTATCTATTTACGATCTCTAAAACCAACTCCCATAGATTTTGAACATCAATGGAAATGGGTGTATGAATCAATACAAAAAGAAAATAAATATTATTTCATTTATTCTGCTATAAAAGATGACTTTTGGGAAAATAAAAATAAATTTATTGGGTATTGTGGTTTTAATAATATTAATAAAAAAAGTAAATATGCAGAGATGAGTCTTTTAATTGGGCCAGAATTTAGAAATAAGGGATATGGCAAAGAAGCAGCTTTAAAGTTATTAAATATAGGTTTTAGAGTGTTTAATTATAATTGCATCTTTATCGAAGTCTATAAAACAACAAATGTTTGGGAAGACTTTTGTAGAAAACTAAGATTTCAACAAGAAGGAATTTTAAGAGACCGTACTTTATGGCAAAATAAATATTATGACAGTACCATTGGATCTATACTACAAAAAGAATGGGGTAAATCATGAATTTTTACAAGGGTTTAGAGATATTGATTCTCGGCGGTGTAGGGAGCTTAGGAAAAACATTAACCAAATTATTATTAAAGAAATATAGTCCAAAAGGAATCAGATTATTTTCTAGAGATGAATTTAAACAGTGGAATTTTAAAAAGGAAATCAAAAACTTAGGATATCTAGATAAAGTTTCTTTTATTATTGGAGATGTTAGAGATCTACAAAGTTTGACCTTGGCTATGGAAAGGGTTGATATTGTTTTTTCATGTGCTGCCATGAAACAGATACCAGCCTGCGAAGATAACCCTATACAAGCAACCCAAACAAATATCATTGGAAGTCAAAATGTGATATTAGCTGCCCAAAAAACTAAGCCTTTGAAAGTCATGAATATCAGCACAGATAAATGTGTACACCCGTCGAATCTCTATGGAGCTACTAAAATGTGTGGTGAAAAATTATTTACTCATGCCTCTGTCTACACTGGAGGAAGACAGCCTTATTTTGCCTCTTGTCGATATGGAAATGTATTAGCTTCCAGAGGTTCTATTATCCCATTATTTAGAGAACAAATAGCACAAAACAAACCTATAACCATAACACATCCAAGCATGACAAGATTTTGGATATCCTTAGAGAAAGTTGCTCAATTTCTTTTAGATAGAGTTCAAGAAATTAAAGGGGGAGAAATCTATGTTCCCAAAATGCCTAGCACTACAGTTCTTAATATAGCCAAAGCTTTAAAACATGATATAGAATTTAATATTATTGGTTTAAGAAAAGGTGAAAAAATGCATGAAGAATTAATTGGAATTGAAGAAGGATATTATACTCTTATAAATAAAGATTATTATATAATTACTAATAAAAACAGAATGGCACCCACTTTTTCTTATAATAGTCAAAATAATCCTCTTTTTTTAAAATTAGAAGAGACTAAAAAAATGATAGAAAGTATTTAAAAAGCCAATAAGGAGATGAATTTTTGAATATAAAAAAAATAATAGTCTCATCCAATCTCAGGAACTCTAGATTACATAGAATAATTAAAAATGAAGCTAAAAAAAACAATCGAACTATTAGTGCAGAGATAGCCTATGTACTCGAAGACTACTATAAGAAAAATACTAAAAATAATAAAGGAGGAATTATTAAATAAAATGAGATATGAAACTAAAGATATTATTTTAACACCGCTCATTTCCGAAAAACCTCTCTCTGATTGGTATCGAGAGTGGTTTTTAGATAAAGATGTTACTAAATATACTTCTCATAGAGCTTATCCTTTAACAATACAAAAGGAAAAAGAATTTATAAGTTCTTTAAACAGTCCAACTCGTATTGTTTGGCAAATTGTAACAAAAGATAGTAAGTGGTTAGGAAATGCCTCATTAGACCAAATAGATATGCTAAATAGAAAAGCTGAATTTACCATTTTAATTGGAGATAAAAATTATTGGGGAAAGGGAGTTGGTACTACTGTTGGAAAAATCCTATTATATCATGCCTTTATAGTTTTAGGATTAAATAGTGTTTGGGGAGGATGTGCTGAACCAAATATAGGAATGAGAGAGATTTTCGCTAAATTAAATATGAAACAAGATGGTGAGTTCCCCCAAGCATTATGGATTGAAGGAAAATTTGTAGATATTTATCATTATACTATATTAAAAGATCAATATATAAAAAATTATGAGGGTGAACCTTTTGTAAAACAAGGAAATAAAAATGACTAATCAAGATTTTAATATATTTTTAGAAATGATCTTAGAAAGAATAAAAAAAACATTAGGGAAGAAAGGGGAGGAATATGGAATCCCTTCTAGTCGATTTTCTAATTTTGAAGATATTGCTGAAGTAACCAAATTACCCCTAGAAGAAGGTGCTTTTATATTAATGTTAAAGCACTTTACAATAATCACAGATATTTGTATGAAGCGATATCCAGCAAATAAAATAACAAAGGATCTTATTACTGAAAAATTTGGTGACTGTATTAATTATCTAATACTTATAGAAGGAATATTAAAGGAGAAATTAAAGGAATAATTATGGGGATTAAAACACTACAAAAAAATAAGGAAGCTCTAAAAAAATATTATCCTGAAATTTACAAATGGCTAGAAGAAGCGGAAACAGTAGATTGGATATCAACGATCAAAAGCAAAAACGGTAAGGACAATCTCTTAATTAAACATGGATCTAAATCAGAACCTGCTTATAACATGGAAGATCCTCTTGAAGAAATCATTAAATCTACTGAGAATCTAAATCTTTATAAAGAAGACGCAACTGTAATTGTAGGCAGTGGCCTGGGATACACTCTCAAAGAAGTTCTTAAAAGAGTAGAAAAAGGACATCGAGTGGTCTTGGTTGAACCCGTAGCCCAAATGTTTTATCTTACTTTGGTTAAATTTGATCTAACTAGATATTTAGAAGATGGGACATTAATAATAGCTACCAACGGAACCAACGAAGAAATTTCAGAGATAATAAGTGTTTTAGATACAACCTCTATTATTGGTGCTTGGAGTATCCTATTTGAAAAGTATACCAGAAAGAGACTTGATGAATATAATGCTTTAACTCAACATGTTTTGGATACTATCAATCAAACACAATGTAATGTAGGTACTGTAATGGGAGCTGGACATGAAATTGCTGATAATGATATAACCAGTTTACCCTATGTAATAAAATATCGGGGAGTAGTTGAATTAAAAGATTTATTTAAAGATAAACCTGCTGTATTGGTTAGTACCGGACCATCTTTACAAAAAAATATTCATGAGATCAAACAAATTCAGGACAAAGTAATCATTATAGCTGTAGCTCAAGCTTTAAGACCTTTATTAGCTCATGATATTACTCCTGATTTCATTTGTAGTGTAGATTTTGGATTAGTTAATATGATACATTTAGAAGGACTGATGGATTCAACAGTTCCTTTAGTTACCATAAATAGAACATATGCACCTCTTATAATGCAATATCAAGGACCTAAATTTATAGCCGTGTCTCCTTCTCCTGGTTTTGAACATACTGTAGTAGGTTTACTTCAAGATAGAGGATCAATTGAACAAGGGGGCAGTGTTAGTCATCTTTGTTTAGGTTTAGGTCATCATATGGGTTGCAATCCAATCATACTTACTGGACAAGACTTAGCCTATGAAAAAGACCAATCACACATCCCCTTAGCTGATTCTATGGGAAAAATAAAAGTTAATGAAAACAACACACTTTCTTGGGATGTTGGAGATCCCAGAAGTACCGTATCCTCTAAAACTAAAGGAGTTCATCAAATGGGACTGGCTTATAAAGTTCCGGGCTATTTTGGAAAATCAGTTCCTACAAATTCTGGATTGATGTGTTTTATTACTTCTTTTGTTCATATAATTAAAAAATTTGAAGATACAGAAATTATTAATGCAACTGAAGGTGGGGCATTTATCAAAGGAGCAAAACATCAATTGTTATTGGATTATTTTAATTCTCAAGAAAGAGAAGTAATTGATAAGAGTATCTTAGAACCTTTGCTGTCTTTACGTCCAGATGCTGATAAAGAAATTAAAAAAGCTGTAAATCCTATTGAAAATGATATCAAAACATTAAATAAAATAAGAAGAGAGTGTAAGACAGGTCTTGAGTTAAATAAAAAAGTAAAAACAATAGTCAAAAAGAAAAAAGGCAAATGGAAAAACAGTGAAAAAAAATATCTTTCAGATGTCTTACATAAAAATTGGAAACATTCAAATGAAGCTCACAAATTAGCCAAAAAGAATTCTTTGATTACTCTTGCTATTTTTAATGCCACCAGAACTATAGCTGGAAGAAAATTAAATGTAAAAAAGAAAGTAAGACACTTGTTTCAAAACAAAGAAGATTTTGAAACTCGATTAGATAGTAATGTTTTAATTCTAACAGCCGCATTAAAAGCAGCAAATAACCTAAAAAAATCTTATACCACCACTCTAAAAATCCTTAAAAAATACAATAAAACAAAAGATGTATCATTATTAACTGTTGAACCTAATTATAGACTTAATCTAGATGATGCTGAAACGTATTTTGAAAATGGTAATTTTGCCCATCCTTTACTTGATGCTAGAAAAGCGATAAAAGAAATCACTAAAAAATTGGAGAATTTGATCCCTTCTATTAAAAAATGTGAATTAGAACAACAACTCAAACAAATCCAAAAGATAGAAGAAAAAGCCTTGAAGATGAGAGATGAATCTATCAAAAAAGCCAAAGAAATTGACAAAGAATATCTTGCAAAATTATTAAAATATAATGAATTAATTAAAGACAGTAGAGATATTGGAAGAGAAAAGAAAGAATTTGAAGAACCACTGAAAAAAATTAAAGAGGCTATAGAATTACTCCCTGATAAAATTGAAGCTCGATGGGGTCTTGCCACTACTTATCATCATATCAAAAAATATAAAGAATCCATAGAAGTTTATGAGAAATTAGTAAAAGATTTTCCTGATAAATATGTTTTTCAATTTGAACTTGGGCAGGTTAAATTAATAAATGGAGAAGTTGATTCTGGATTAAATATTATTAAAAATGTTATGGGAAAAACCAAAGCTTTTGATTCTTTCTTTGCTCACATAGCTCTATTACAACATAATATCAAACAATATGACAAATCTTTAATTGCTTGTGATGAGTATTTAAAAACCTATCCTGTAGATGCTGAAATTTGGAAATTAAAAGGAGATTGTTGTAAGATGTTAAATGACAAAGAAAATGCTGAGATTTGCTTTAAAGAAGTGAAAAAATTAAAAACAACCAAAAAATTTGCCAATCTTTTTGAAAACATAAAAGAAGAACAGAAATAATTTTATATATGATGATAGAAAAGGAGATTATTAATGTACAACCCCCAAAAAGAAACACTTTTATTTTATAAAAATGATATAAAAAATCTTATAGAATGTCTCTTGTATTGTATACTTAGTACTCTATTATTTTATTGTGCGTCATCTCATCTTATAATAATTTCTTTAATATGTGTAATATTAATTATTATCTCAATTTTTCAAAGAATTTTTCAATACAATAAATTAAAGGAGAAAAGATATGAAATTGAAAATAGAAAAAGTTGAAATTGCAAAATTGCATTTAGAAAAAAATGATGTTATAGTTTTAAAAATTAAAGGAGAAGCAGCTTCTAAAGAATTAGAAGAAATAATAATAAAAGCAAAACCATACTTTCCAAATAATAAAGTAATAGCATTAAATAACAATATAGACATAGAAGTTGTTAAACAAGAGAACTAAAGATTATTATCGAGGTCTTATTCTCTTCTTTCCTCGATAGCAACCTAAAAAAAGAATGGGAGATAATTTTTTCCTAATTTAGAATTATTTCCCATTCTAAGGTTGTTTGAGACCTAAAAAAACTAAAATATCTTCTCAGAGGCTAAATAAGCCAATGAAATTTTAAAATAATGTTTTATATCACTATAGATTTGTTTATCCCTATATAATCAATTCTGAGAGTTCAATTTTTATACAATTACCTTAATTTAAATTTTTTATTCATCATATCATCAATTTCTAATAAATTATAATATGATCCTACAGAACCAGCTTTATTTTGACAATGAACACAATCCTCAAAAACATATCCTGAATAAATTTTATTGTTTAGACAGGCTTGATAATAAAGAAAATATCCTTTATGATTTCTATCCCAGATTGCTTTTCCTTCTTCAAGAACAAAACAATCAACAGCCTGATCATGTTGATGCCAAGAAAATCCTGGAATAGCATTTGTAGCCCATCGTCCATGTTGAGGACCTACCAAATCTAAAACTTCGGATAGATAGAAACATTTAGAATCTTTTAGATATTGAATTTTTCGTTTTACCTCTTTTCCCTTTCTCGACTGTCTCCATAATCTTGCCTGAGTGTAGATATTCCTTCTGGTTGAATATGGAACTAAAACATGCCCCTTATCTTTAACTTCTTTAAGAACATTTTCAAATTTTTCTTTAAAATCTTTATCTAAAACTTTCAGATCTCTCATTTAGATTCTTTTAATATCTCTATCATTTCCTTTCTGAATCCATCTAATTGAACTTTCATATCATTTACAGCAGTAACTAATGGATTAAGATATAATTTTAAATTTTTCTCCTCTAATTTGGTTTCAACATTCTTCTTTAACTCTATAGTTTGATTTATCATACTTTGACAATCTTTAGTATGTTGTGCCCAAATAGAATCAACCTTTCCATTTACTGCATCAATTTTAGTATTAACTGGAAAATAGATGAGTAAAAGAACCACAGCGATTATTCCTATTGATTGAGACACCAATTTCAAAACTGAATTGGTTCTGTTAACCCCATTCTCTGACATAGTTTACCTCCAAATAGTATTAATTTAGTTTATTCATCTTTCTTTCTTGAATCTTGCTCCACAATATCTTTAATCTCTTTTCCCAAAATAGCCATCAACGTCGAACCGTTCCAAAAAGTTACTTTGTCACCTTCATTATCCTGCAAAAATTTTTTCACCTGACCTAATAACTTATCTCCTTGCTTTCTTGTCATATTTTATTTTTCTCTTAATTATTTCTAACCATCTCAACAGAAAACATAGCTAAATTTATTGTGTCCACACCATCTACGCAATTTCCTGTTAATTTAATAATAACCGCAGCAGTTGTGTCTATTGCAGCAGTTTCATAACCTTGTAAAGGGGTTATTCCATTCCAACCTAACCATGATATACGCTGTGCATTTGTAGCTGTATTTACAATTTCAGCCTCCAATCGCCAATCATTTTGATCGTTAGCTGCCACATGAAATGTCCAAGAAGATGCTCCAAAATAAAATTTAATCGTTTTATTCCCAGCTACACCTGTTTTATATCCTGCTGCCTTTATTTTTATAATATTAGTATCATTCATAGTTCCCGCAGGCATAGTATAAGGGTCCATGTCTTCTTCCCCTGCTCCACCTGTACTATAACCACTAGTATCCATAGACAATAATGTTATATGTTTATTGACAGTTAAATCACCATCAATAATTGCATTCCCACCCACATTTAATCCATTTCTTGTTCTAATATTTCTTGCTGCGACATCCTGAGTAACATTAATATTGTCTGATTCAAGACTGCCTATGCGACCTACTGTATAATCGAATTCATTGATTTCTACAACAGTCAAAGGCGGGGAAGCTCCCCCATAAGCACCAGCATAAAGATATTTTCCAGAAATATCCAATCCTTGCACACTGAATAGATTTGTTGTATCTATTAATTGACCTGCAATAGAGGGTGCTACTGGATTTGAAATATCCACAACTGTGATTGAATCCTTGGCATTTACTGCTACATATGCTTTATCTCCTTTAACTTTTATTTGCATATTCTCACCTCCTGCAAGTTTATCTGGATCAATAACTTGCCCTAAGACAACTGGAGTTGTAGGATCAGAAACATCTACACAAGCCACTACACCATCTAAACAAGCCACATAAGCAATGGAACCAATAACATCCACTCCCGCTGCCCCTCCCAAATTTGTACCATCTATTACTTGTCCAGATTTACTAGGAGAAGTAGGATCAGATATATCCACACAGGTAAGTGAATTACCTGCATGACAAGCTACATATGCATAATTACCTTTCACAGAAATACCAAATGGTTCCTTTAAATTTACATGATCTTGAACAGTCCCAGCGATAAAGGGATTATTCGGATCGGACACATCAATAAGAGTTACTCTATTACCACAACCAGCAGCTCCACAAACATATTTACCAAAAACTTCTAACTCGGAAAAACCTACTTGGGTACTGTTAATAGTTCCCAATTTAGTGGGAGAGGTTGGGTCAGATATATCTACTATTACAAATTTATAATCCAAAGGACAGACTAAACTGTAATTACCAATATATGCATATCTACCACTAACTACTATTCCACAAGCTGCACCTAAATCACCATCAACAAGAGAACCTAACAATGCAGGTAACGTAGGTCTAGAAACATCTACACAAGATAATCTACCAAGAGAAGCTACATAAGCAATTTTACCTGCTACAGATACTCCTTGCACATCCCATGATACATCTACTGTTCCCTTTACTTCTAAAGTATCAGACACAATATTATCATCATATATAGCATTAATAGCATTATATAATTGCTGTCTCGTATCTGTTCCTCTTGTTTGAACAGTCAATCCAGCTTGTTCAATAACATAACAAATTTCCTCTTGTACTGAATTTAGCCAATTTTCTTCTAAAGATGTTCCTGGAGGACCATTAGAAAATAAATTGTTAACATTATTAGCACCTTCTGTTCTTATCATATTATGCTCCTGTAACTCCCCAATCTGGATCAAAGAAAAATTTACCATTCGTTATTGTAGAACCCACTCCTGCTGGCAAAACATGTCCAATTACCCTGCTCCAACCATCTGTTGTAATAGAATAAGAACCAGTTGTGGCACTTTGTAAATAGATAGGGTCTCCTATATTTCCATCCAATCTAGCAGACAAAGCATCCCAATAAACTATTCCTCTCCTCAATATCTGAACTGTTGTAGCTGCCGATGCATATGAATCTGCTCCAATACCTAAAACAGTATTCTGAGAAAGAGTAGAAGCTGTCGCTGTTGACCATGTGTTTGAAATCGTTAAATCATATACTACACCAAAGGAGATTCTCATATCATCCCCTGCCACTTGACTATACAAATGCCATCCTCTTGTAGTCTCATCTGTGGAAATATTATCAACACTAGGTTCATTCCAAAAATCATTTGCATTAACAAATTCTGGCTGCATCACCGTAACTAAAATATCTCTTAGATCTTGTTCCGAGATCTGTCCTGTAACATTATCTGCAATCAATGCTAACAAAGCAGCTCTTGTTCTTTGTGTATCTGCCATTTTTAAATCCTTTCCTTAATTATACATTTTTATTAATATTAAAGCCTGAAGAAAACCCTCTAGTAAATCCTCCTACAAAATAAGGATTTAAATCTATCCCAGGAAACACATTAAAACCTGTTAAATTAAAACCTTTAGTAAATCCTCCCCCCCGATAAGCAGGCCATGTCACTCCATGATATCGATCAAAACCAGAACTAAATCCAGCATGTGCAAAACCACCTTCCCATGTAGCCTTAGTTGCTTCTGGAGGCCTCGAATCAAATCCAAAACCAAATCCATTAGAAAATCCTGGACCATAATAATCAAATAAAACAAATGTCTGTGCTGGACGATGTTTTTTTATAGCACATATTAAACTAGCTAAAAAAGGAACATCTCCAGTAGTAGTATCTGCCATAGAATGATTATAGTAAATAGCAACTGACCAATAATAAGACATTTTACGATCTCCAATACTGTCTCCACATACAGATTCTCCACAAATAAAAGCTTCTTCTTCTGTATGTTCAAAAATCAATATGGTATGATCTAAATCTGTTGCTATATTTTCATAATAAGAAGCATTATGTTTTCCTACTAATTTCAATTTCACATTGATCATTGTTCTACGATTAGCATCTGTAGCAGCTAATTCATCACAATCATTAGGAATATCAAAATCCCTCTCATGGTCTGATAACAATTCATCAGTTGTTAATGTATTTTTCTCTGTCAATAATTCTCCTGCTCTATAATCCAACCGAGCTAATTCATCTGCTAAAGCTTGCAAAAATTTAGAAAGTACAGTATTAGTTGACATTTAATCCTTCCTTATTCTCTAGGCCAAGCAGAACCTTTAGGTAATAGAGATTTTAACATTCTTAAATAATCCCCTGATAAATTATCCAATCGAGCCGTGGCAGAAACTTCATCAGATGCTCCACCTTCTAATCCTTCATTAGTTGAGGTCACTATATAATAATAAGTAGCAGCATAATTAATATCTGTATGATCATAAGTTATAGCTCCAGCAACACTAATTAAAGTTCCATTGCTAACTGTTACATTAGGAGTTATTTTATAATAAATATTATAATCAGTTACTCCTGTTACTGCATCCCAAGAAATCGTAATTTTTTTATCTCCTCCAACAGCCTCTACGTTTTCAGGAATAGATAAAGTTACTCCACTAGAGGAAGATGAACTAGAACTACTAGACGAAACAGAACTACTAACAGAACTACTGCTTGAACTCAATGAACTTTCAGAACTTATTGAACTACTACTACTAGAAGAAGATATACTACTACTAGAAGAAGATATACTACTACTAGAACTACTACTAGAAATACTACTACTTGATGATATGGAACTACTACTAGAACTACTACTAGAAATACTACTAATGGAACTACTACTAGAAGAAATATTTGTTAATCGTCCATATATATCATTGGTACAAATGTCTCTAGGATCATTATCAATTCCACCCACAATTCTACTGGTCGTTACGGTAGATAAAAATTGACCTTGTTGGAGATATAATTTGTCATATTGTCTACCTACCCAAGGAGTATTAGTGCCATCATAAGACACTCCCATAGGTTCTGCATCAATTCCACCCACAATTCTACTGGTCGTTACGGTAGATAAAAATTGACCTTGTTGGAGAAATAATTTGTTATTCGCATCTCCACACCAAGGAGTATTAGTACCATCATAGGAAATACCGTGAGGAGAAGTATCTGATCCAGAAACAGCTATATCTCTACTGGTCGTTACGGTAGATAAAAATTGACCTTGTTGGAGATATAATTTGTGAGTCACATCTCCACACCAAGGAGTATTAGTACCATCATAGGAAATGGCTGTTGGAAAAGTATCTGATCCAGAAACAACTCTACTTGTCTTTACGCTAGACTCAAATTGACCTGATTGCAGATACAATTTATCATATTGTATTCCTGTCCAAGGAGTATGAGCCATTATCCTTCGTCTCCATACATATTTTTAAAGGCCTTTACTACATCATTAAGAGATAAATTTGTATAATGATCACAAGGATAATCATAATGACAATATATCTCAAAACCATTTCTACGAGCCAATTCACAAAAACTGATATCATTCCCCTTATGAACTGTTCCATCTTCATACCATTGTCTCATAAAAGCCCCTTTTCTCATATCTTCATTCTCAAATACTCTTTTTGAGATGACAAAACACCCTGTTCCAACTGCATCTACCCTTTGTAGCCCCTCTCTATCTTGATGTTCCTTATAAGCATCAGACTCTCTATCGTAATCATAAGCATTCCAATAAACAGGTCTTTCCCCTTTCTTTTCTCCTGTATAATGCCAAATGGGTGTAGGCAATCCAATTATGTCTTTATCCCATTCAACCAAATCTAACGGATTATTTAAAGGAGGATTGTCAGTATCTATAGATAACCAAAAATCCCAATCCCCTTCTATAAATTGTTTTATTATATGATTTAAATTATTCACATAAGGCCGCCTTTTAGGAAATATAATTCTTTTCTGATATCTCTTATCCTCTGCCATTAATAATAAACATCGAACTACTGTAATGTGAACCCAATACCTATTAGGTATAGATATTAAGACACGACAGCTTTTACCACCTTCAAATTCATAGATGCCTTCAAATCTTTCCACTTTTTTTCCTTATTCTTTCTAACTCCAGAAGAATCATCATTAGGATCAATAGCTTTCCTTATTCGTTCTTTAACTTCGCTTGTATCTTGCTTCAATTTCTCTTTCAAAACCAACTCTAATTGTAGTCCCTGTAAAGTTTTAATATCATAATTATTTTCAGATACACTAATTTTGGCTCTATTATCATAGAAATCCTCTGCTTCATCCTCCGTCATTTCAAACACTGTACTAGAAAACACTTGTAAGGCCTCTATTGCAAATTCTTTTGGGACTAATTTCATACACCAACGCATTCCTATTGGACTACCTGCTCCCTCTGTTTTGCAATCATACTTTTTATCATAAATAAGAGGTTCACTCTGATAATCCCGATGTTCTCTAAAAAACTGTAATTTATTTTTGAACTTAGGATAAACAAAATGGCCTTTCCCATCCTTTGTTACTTTTATTTTTATGGGTACTAATTCAGTCATATTTGGTCCTCCAATTCTATTACTATCTCCTCATCCGTCTTAAAGTTATCAAAAGAGATATCCAAAACTCTCCTATTCTTTAATATTCTGTCTAAAAATAATTCTCTCATCTTTATCACCTTAATAGCATTTGAATAACTCCATCCATAACACTTTGTTAAACTATTTGCTATTTTCTTTAATTCCCGTCTACATCTTATAAATATTGGATTTTCTATATAACATAAATAAAATCCTAACAAATAACATAATCTAGGGTCTTTCAATCCCCAACTAAATCTCTCTCTCTTCTCTATTTCCCTTTGTATAATCATATTCCATTTTTTAAAGGAATAAGAACCTTTAATAAAGAACTCATTAGGATTTTTAAATTCCAAATCTTCAAAATAGCCATTTACATTATATCTATCAGCCAGTCTAAAATGTTCTCCCATAGAAATATTCAATTTAGTATGTAATAGTCTAGCTACCGTACTAGTTCCACATCTTCCAGGACCTAAGACTAAATAATTACTCATTATAAATCTTCAAATGTAATAGTACCCAATATAGGAACTTGTGTATTAGTACTTGTAATATCTGCATTAGGAGATACTAAGACAGCATTAAAATTATACTGAGCAGAAGTTATTGCTTCATTAATTTGAGAAAGATAAATAGTCTCTCCTGGACCACCCTTTCTATATAACAAATCTTCTAATTCATTCTCAATTGCTGTCTGTATTGTAGTCGTATTAGAAGACAATCGAATAGTAAAATCAATAGATTGAGATACCAATGTAATAACTGTTAATCCTGTTTGGGCTCCTACAGGAATTCCAACAGTTTCTCCTGATGCTGGATCTATATGTTCAATAATATATTCTTCAACTGTGTTTCTCTCTGTTGCATCAGGAATAATAGAAGTATCATCATCTCTAGTAAATGCAACACCAATAGTTCCTAATCCATTATATGCAGGTAAACACCATGCTCTAGTTACTCCTGATACTTCTTTAGCCCAAGTTACATAATCAGCTTGACTTCCTCCATGTGGTGGTTGTCTTTTTCTTGTTAATAATCGATCTCTTAAATCCTCCACATATTCTTCATCTGTTCCACCTGAAATTCCATCAGAATCAACAGTAACAGAGGAATTAATATTTACAATAGGACTAACAAAAGATAAAGTTATTCCTGCATCATTATTACTATCAACTCCAGCCACCTGAGCCGTAAAATTAATATTTACAGTTCCTCCAGCCCCTACAGTATAAGTATCATCAATCAAATAAACTTCACCTGTAGTAGATTGTAACTTAGTATTGACAGGGATTTCCACTCCTGCTGTTCCTGTAGCTGCTCCAGTTCCTGTTGCTTTTGTTGCTGATTCCCTACTTAAACCATACTCAGTAGCATGTGTATTTAGATTATTTTCATCAGCAGTTAGAACAAATAACTGATCAACAGTATATTTTAAAAATCCATAACATAAATGAATTGCTCCACCATATACTTTAGCCATTATTTTCAAAATGGATCTTCTCAATAATGATCCAACTCCAGTAATACGAGTCTCAAAATCAGAAGAAATACGATCACAAAGTTCTGTTAGTGATGGCCTTGAAAAGCTCAAATCAATACCTCCCTTTTTATGTTAATTGTTCACCCCACTGAACATCATATCGAAGTTCTGTAATTTCAGTACTGCCTTTTATTACTTGCACTAAAATTGCTAACCAATCTTTTCCTGGTGTTCCTATTCTCTCAGTAGAAACAATCACATTTGATGCTACTTTATCCTCTATTAACCATTGAAGAGATTCCTCTGCATACTCTTTTGCTTTTATTAGAGATTCTTCTATTGTCTTTGCCCTTCTTAATAACCAAAGACGAGAACCCATTTGATCTCCTTCTACTTCTGGAGAAATTAAATCTCCCCACCAACCACGTTTATCAGGATTGTCAGGATCAAGTAAAACATCATCATCTCTAGCTCTTCTGTCCGTAAATAAACTAAGATAAACAGCCGTCTCCAATCCACCATCATGAGTTAAATCACCCAGAGAAACTTCTAAATCTCCAGTCATTAAATCTGTGTCCCACACCATCTTTATATCATCAGGCATTTATCATTTTCCTTTATTGTGGTGTTGGTGTTGGTCCACTTGATGGATTTCCTGGTGCTGCTGATACATGTGTATGAGCATTATAATCTGATTCATTTGTAAACTCATCCACAATCGCTGTAGCTAAAGCTGTTGCAAACTTATCAGCGAAACTATGTAAATGAGTAACATCAAATCCCTCAGATGCCATTTCAGCTAATATTTTAGTTTTCAATGTGTCCGCTCCTAATGGCATATTATCTCCTTTTTAAATGTTATTAAGGTCCTGTTGCTTTAACTGTTAGAGAAGCATGTGCATGGGCACTCCCAGTAAAATGACAAATAGAATTTCCAGTAATACATCCTGCCAAAATTCCACCACCATCAATATCAACAAGAGTTCCTGTAATAGTTGCTTTTCCAGTAGCTGTTACATCTGCTGTTCCACCCGCTGTAACTGTGACATCCCCATCTGCTGTTGCTGTTATATCACCTTCTGCTGCTGCTGTTATATCACCTTCTGCTGATACAGATACATTTCCTTCCGTTGTTATATTTACATCTCCAATAGTCTCAACACCAGTATCAGGATCAGTAT